CCCGGATCTGAATGAGAGCAGGGCAAGGCGTGAGCATTACCAGGCGGAGAAGGCCAAGCTCGAAGCGCTGCAGGGCCGCGGTGAGCTGGTGTCTGCTGCTGATGTCAAGGCCGCAGCATTCAAGAAAGGCAGGGCCGTGCGTGATTCGATCATGGCGATCCCTGATCGCTTGGCTGCGCAGCTGGCCGGCACCACAGACACAAGGCTGTGCCATCAGCTGTTGACCGAGGAGCTGCGTGTGGCGTTAAGGGTGCTGGCCGATGGCTGATGCAATGCAGTTGTTCGATCGGGCATTTGACGAAGGCCTGATGCCTGCTGATCCGATGACGGTTGCGCAGTGGGCCGATACTCACCGCGTCTTGTCAACGAAGGGATCAGCGGAGCCTGGCCCCTGGCGCACAGATCGCACGCCATACCTGCGCGAACCGATGGAATGCCTGAGCCCATCAAGCCCGTGGCGTCGTGTGGTGCTGATGTTCGGCAGCCAGATGGGAAAGACGGAGGTGGTGCTGAACTGGCTCGGCGCGATCATTCATCTCTGGCCAGCGCCAACGCTACTTGTGCAGCCAACGCTCGACATGGCCAAGCGCCTGAACCGCCAGCGCCTGGAGCCGCTGCTGCGTGAGACGCCTGTGCTGTCGGAACTGATCGCACCTGCGAGAGCCAGGGACAGCGGCAACACCATGTTCATGAAGGAGTTCCGCGGTGGCCTGTTTGTCCTCACCGGCGCCAACAGCGGCAGCGGCCTGCAGTCAATGCCTGCTGCCTACCTCTTGGCCGATGAGGTCAGCTCGTATCCGTTCGAGGCCGATGACAAGGGCGATCCGCTTGAGAACGCTGAGGCCCGCACATCAACGTTTCCGATGGGCAAGGTGCTGATCACCAGCACACCCGGCACCCGCGGCATGTGCCGCATCACGCATGAGTATGAGACGCGATCAGATCGCAGGCAGCTTGCTCTCAAGATGCCCTGCTGCGGCGCCCTTGAGGTGCTGCGTTGGCGTGAGCACATGAAGTGGGATACGCCTGACGGCGAGGTGTTCGCGCAGTGCCCTGCCTGCGGTGAGCGCGTGAGCGAGCATCACAAGACCACGATGCTGATGGGTGCGCAGTGGCAAGCCACCGCTAAAGGCGACGGCGTGACGGCTGGCTTTCACCTGCCTGGCTGGTATGCACCGGCCGGTTGGACAAGCTGGCAGCAGATCCGTGATGAGTTCCTGCGAGCGAAGACTGATCCGCTGCTCCTGAAGGGCTGGGTGAACAAACGTGCGGCCGAGGCTTGGGAGGATGAGGCCGTCGCTGCGATCAACGCTGATGGCCTGATGGCGAAGGCGCAATCTGAGGCTTACAGCAGCGGCACCGTGCCAGCTGGCGTCGTGCTCTTGCTGATGGCCGTTGACGTGCAGGACACCTGGCTTGAGACAACCGTCTGGGGCTTTGGCCGCGGTGAGGAGATGTGGCGGATCTGGCATCAGAAGATCGAGGGCAGCCCTGCCTATGAGGAAGTCTGGGAACAGATCGACAGCATCAGGAAGACGGAATGGCCGCGGGAGGATGGCGGCACGATGATTGTCAGGCATTGCGGTGTTGATACCGGCGGCCACTTCACGCAGGAGGCCTATGAGTTCTGTAGGCAACGCACACGCGAAGGCGTGGTGGCATTGAAGGGCAGTAGCACCAAGGCGGCACCGGCACTGAGCAAAGGCAGCAAGGTCGATGTGAACTGGAAAGGCCGTCTGGTCAAGAAAGGCGTGACGTTGTATCTCGTGGGCGGCGACACCTTGAAGCGATCTGTCTACGCGCGATTGAAACGTGAAGGCACCGGCCCTGGCGCGATTCACTTCGGCAATGATGTGACCGAGGAGTTCTTGCAGGGCCTGACCTGTGAGCGCTTAGTGCCGAAGACGGTCAAGGGCTTCCAGGTTCTGACCTGGGAGAAGCCCAGCGGCGCACGCAACGAACCGCTCGACCTTGCGGTCTATTGCATGGCTGTGCTTGAACTGGTCAAGCGCCGATACAACCGCGCGACGATGTGGGATCAGATGGAGTCGGCGGCAACGCAAAATAAGAAGCCCGAAGCCAAACCAGCGGGAAAACGTCGCAGATCAGCGCCACGTGGGCCTGATTTTGTCAATGGCTGGTGAGGCTATCCTTATCCAGTGGAGGTGATGCCGTGACTGTTCCTGCTGAGATTGTTGTCGGCACCACCGTGACGTGGATCGAGCCGCCTGCGACTGTCAACAACACCCCAGCTCAATCGGATACTTGGACGCTGCAGGTCAGCTTTCGCACGAACACTGCAGGCGAGGGCGCAACGGCTGCCGGCAGCGCTCGCGCTGATGGCGGCTGGGATGTGAGCCTGTCAGCAGCTACAACCACCGGATGGGATGCCGGCACCTGGTATTGGCAGCGCCGCATCACGTCCGGCGCCGTGGTGGTGGTCACCGGCAGCGGAACCACCGAGGTGCTGCCGTCCCTGTCATTCACCGGCGACCCGACTGCATTTGATGGCCGCAGCCAGGCTGAGCAAGATCTGGATGCCGTGCAGGCGGCCATCCGGGCGATCATCAGCAAAGGCGCGAAGCAATACAGCATCGGCGGCCGCAGCTTCACCGCGAATGACCTGAACCTGCTGATGCAGCGCGAATCACAGCTGAAGGCGATCGTTGCGCGTGAACGTGCTGCCGAGAAGATCGCCCAGGGGCTTGGTGATCCCCGTAATGTCTTCGTGAGGTTCTGATGGCCAGCAAGAAAGCCAAGCCCATCGAGGCTGTTGAGACTGAGCAGCAACAGCAGAAGCGGCCACGTCGTCGCGCCTATGAGGGCGCACTGGCCACGAGGCTGACTGCCAACTGGATCACCAGCAGCACCAGCGCAGACGCTGAGATTGACGGCAGCCTGGTGCGGCTGCGAAACCGCTCACGGCAGCTGGTCCGTGATTCCCCCTACGCCCGTCAGGCGATCCGCGCGATCGGCGCCAATGTGATTGGCCAAGGCATCAGGATGCAGGGCCGTGTGCGGATGCAACGCGGGAACAGGCTGAACGAGCCTGTGAACCGTCGGATCGAGATGGCCTGGCAATCGTGGTGCCATGCCGATCGCTGCCACGTTGGCGGGCGGCTGAGCATGGCTGAGATTCTGCGGCTGGCGATCATGGCCGTTGCGGAATCCGGTGAGGTGTTCCTGCGGATCATCCCCGAAGCATTTGGTCGCAGCCGTGTGCCGCTTGGCATCGAGATCATCGAGTCGGATTACTGCGACGAAGGCAAAAGCTACGGCAAGGATGCCAATGGCGACCAGTGGCGCATGGGCGTCAAGGTCAATCGCTGGGGGCGGCCTATCAGCTACGCATTCCGCACCGTTCACCCTGGCGACATTGCCAACGCTCGCGGCGGCGAAGTGATCGAGGTGCCGGCAGATGAGATCATCCATCTGTTCATCACCGAGCGCCCAGGCCAGACCCGTGGTGCTCCGTGGGTGTCAAGCGCCATCAAGCGGTTGCATCACCTCGATGGCTATGAGGAGGCCGAGGTGGTCAGGGCCAGGGCGAACAGCAGCCTGATGGGCTTCATTCAGTCACCCGAGGGTGAGCTGCAAGGCGATGAGGTCTATGACGACGAGCGCGTCAGTCGTTTTGAGCCTGGTGTCTTCAAGTATCTGGCACCTGGCGAGACGATCAACGTGCCGCAGCTTGATGCACCTGATGGTCAGTTCGAGCCATTCCTGCGTGGAATGCTGCGATCTGTCGCCGCGGCCATTGGCTGCAGTTACGAAACGATCAGCCGCGATTTCAGCCAGTCGAACTACAGCAGCAGCAGGCTGAGCCTGCTGGAAGATCGTGAGCACTGGCGAATGTTGCAGGACTTCATGATCGAGCACCTGGCGCAGCCGGTTTATGAGCGATGGCTGGCCGCTGCCGTTGCCTCTGGTCAACTGCGGCTGCCGGACTACGAAACCATGCCGGAGCGTTACGAGACAGTGCAGTGGTATCCGCGTGGCTGGGCCTGGGTTGATCCACAGAAAGAAGTGCAGGCTTATCGCGATGCCGTGCGGGCTGGCTTCAAAACACAGGCGCAGGTGGTCGCTGAGAGTGGCGGTGACCTCGAGGATCTACTGACTGCACGCTCGAATGAAGTTGATCGGGCTGAGCAGCTCGGCTTGCAGTTCGACACCAATCCTGCAGATGATGCCCAGGGCGGCGCACCAAACGCAACGCCTGATCTTGTGATTGATGAGGAGGCTGCTGCCTGATGGCAAACGTCAACGGCACCGAGATCAACCTGATGCCAACTGAAGGCATGAGAGAAGAGGCCAGGCGGTATCGCGCATGGAAAGAAGAAGGCGAGGCCGGCGGCACTGAGGTGGCAGCACGCAGGGCCAGCCAGATCCTGTCAGGCAATGAGCTGAGCCCTGACACGGTGATCACGATGGCGGCCTGGTTTGCCAGGCATGAGATCGATAAGCAGGGCGAAGGCTTCAGTCCTAATGAGGATGGCTACCCTTCGGCTGGCCGTGTTGCATGGGCAGCCTGGGGTGGTGATGCTGGCCAGACCTGGAGCACAGCAAAGTCTGAAAGCATCAAGAAAGCGCGAGAGGATCGCAGCATCGAAGGCCACGAAGCCCGGCCCTATCCGAACGAGCACGCAGCAAGGCTGATCGATCCTGATCGCTTCGAGCGGTTCCGGCGTGAGAACGGTGCCGGCGGCGCTGGTGTTGATTTCATCTTCGGCATCCGCACCGATGAGCCAACGCAGCTGCAGGCCATTCGATTTGATGCCTCACGCTTCACCGTGGCCGAAGCACGGCAATGGCTGGACGACAACGACTATCAGCCGATTTTGTTTGAGCCAGCAGCAGATAGCATGGATCAGAACGATGGCCGATCTCTGATGGATCTGCGCGAACTCAATTCAGAGCCTCTCTACCGCTCGGCGGTGGTAGCTGATGTAGCGCGTGCCAAGGAAGATCCTGAAGTGGTCGAGTTCACATTCAGCAGCGAACAGCCGGTCGAGCGATATTTCGGGATGGAAGTGCTCAGCCACGACCCCGATGCCATGAACATGAGCCGCCTGAACAGTGGCGCGGCGCCATGGCTGTGGAACCACAATGCTGAGGTGGTGCTAGGCGTCGTTGAGCGTGCCTGGATGGGCGACGACCGCCGCGGCCGTGTGCGCACCCGCTGGAGCCCCAACACCAAGATCGAGGGCAGCGAGGAGTACAAGCGCCGCCAGGACTGGGAGAGCGGAACGATCAGGAACGTGTCCTTCATGTACTCGATCGATGCACCGCTTGACCTCACCAGCCGGGAAGGCATGGCACTGGTGACGGCTTTCACGCCGATGGAAGTCAGCGCCGTGTCAATCCCCGCCGACCACACGGTCGGACAAGGCCGCAAGGCCACAAGCAGCTCCGGCCCGCCCGGTGCTGCAGCGGCCACGGTCGCACCCCTGTCCCACAACGACAACAACCACATGGACTCCTCCACCATCGACATGGAGGCAGTGCGGGCTCAGGCTGCGGCCGATGAGCGCTCCCGCGTTGCCTCCATCACTTCTCTCTGCCGTGAGCACAAAGCAGACGATCTGGCCCAGGGCCTGATCGAGTCTGGTGCTTCTGAAGCTGATGCTATGCGCTCGGTGCTGTCCGAGATCGCAAAGCGTCCTGCTGCTCAACCTGCAACCCCTGCTGCTCCTGTGCGTTCTGCTCAGCCCATCGCCGCTGGTGGTGGTTCTGCCGACATCGGCCTGACCGATAAGGAAGCCCGCTCGTTCAGCTTCGTTCGCGCCATCCGTGCGCAGATGATGCCTGGTGATCGTGCTGCTTTCGAGGCTGCTGCTTTCGAGCGCGAAGTTTCCGAGGCCACCGCTCAGCGCATGGGCGTGACCCCTCGCGGCATCCTTGCTCCTAACGATGTTTTGCATCGTGACCTGGTGGTAGATACTGCTTCCGCTGCTGGTGATCTTGTGTTCACCGATGGCCGCCCCGGCAGCTTCATCGAGCTGCTCCGCAACCGTCTCGCCCTGAACACCCTCGGCGTGACCATGCTCACCGGCCTGCAGGGCCCCGTTGCAATCCCCCGCCAGACCGGCGCTGCGACTGCCTACTGGGTGGCTGAAGGTGGTGATCCGACCGAATCTCAGCCTTCTGTGGATCAGGTGGCACTGGTGGCCAAGACCCTTGGCGCCTATACCGAGTTCTCCCGTCGCCTGATGCTGCAATCCAGCATCGACGTCGAGCAGATGGTCCGCACTGAGCTGGCCACTGTGATCGCTCTGGAGATCGACCGCGCTGCTCTCTATGGCCTTGGTTCTAACAGCCAGCCTGAGGGCCTGAAGTTCGTCACCGGCATCAACACCGAGAACTTCGGTGCTACTAACCCGACCTATGTCGAGCTGGTGAGCATGGAGTCGAAAGTGGCTGCTGACAACGCTGACATCGGCGCTATGTCCTACCTGACCAACTCCACCCTCTACGGCGGATTTAAGACCACCGAGAAGGCGACAAGCACTGCTCAGTTCGTGCTCGAACCCGGCGGCACTGTGAACGGCTACAACGTGGTCCGCTCCAATCAGGTTGCCAATGGTGATGTGTTCTTCGGTGTCTGGAATCAGATGATCATGGGCATGTGGGGCGCCCTAGACATCCAGGTGAACCCCTACGCCTTGGATAAGAGCGGCAGCGTTCGCGTGACTGCTCTGCAGGATGTCGACGTGGCTGTGCGTCACCCCGAGGCTTTCTGCCGCGGCAACGACAACCTCTGATCATGAGGATTGAGATCCTTCGCGAAACCTCCATCGCTGGCCGGCCCGTAAGGGTCGGTGAAGTGGTGGAGGTCAGCGATTCAGACGGCAGGCTGCTGATCGGTATGAAGAAAGCGCAGCTTGCTCCCGAAGTTCTTTCTTGCCCACCTCGCAAACCATCCACTAAACGGAGGAAAACCAATGCTTCACAATCTGGGGACCAAGACAACGGTTCTGAGCCTGCTGCCTAACGATGTCGTGACTGCTACCGGCACTGGGTCGGCTGTGGATCTCGCTGGCTATGAAGGCGACATGGCCGTGATCCTTGACGCTGAGGCCGGCGGCGCTGGCATTACCTATGCCTGCAAGCTGACCGAGGCTGACACCTCTGGTGGCTCCTACACGGACGTCACTGATGGTGCCTTCACCACCACTGAGGCCAACACGGCTCTGGTGGAGAAGATCTCGGTGAACACCAACGATTTGAAGCGCTACATCAAGCTGAGCGTCACCGTTGCTGGTGGCACTGGCGCTGGCGCTGTCTCCGTGACTGCCCTAGCTTCCAAGAAGTACGGCAACTGAACACGGCCGACAGTTGAGCCCCTGCCTGATGGTGGGGGCTTTTTCATGGCTGGTCACTTTAGATAGAGTGGAAAGGACCCGACACCTGGCGCCATGAGTTTGCCTCGTATCGGTGGCTTCTCAGCCCCGGGAACTGCTGATTATGCCGACTTGGACTATGACGGCAGTGATCGGCTGATCACGATCACTTACAAGCAGGGTGGCGCCAGTGGTGGTGTTGTTGGCACGCTCAACATGACCTACGTGGGCGAGAGCACGAACGTAGACACTATTTACTGGAGCTGATCATGGCATATAAGTTCAACCCATTGCTCGGTGTTGGCCTGAATGATGTTGGCGAGGGTAGTGCTGCGGTAACCGTCTACGGCAACCGCCGTCCGCCCCTGCATCGCGGCCCGCTGTTTTACAAGACAGCCGCCACGACGATCAGCGTTACGGCTGGATCAGTGCTGAATGGCGTGGTGTACGACCTTGCCACGGCGGTGACAATGCCTGGCAGCTTCAATAACAACACTGACTACGCTATCTGGCAGCACCCCACTACCGGCGCCTTGGTTGCTGATGCGAGTTTCACCAGTGCTCCTGCAGGTGCTGCCGGAGGCTCCATTGTCGGCGGCTTTCATTACATCCCAAGCGGACGCCCGACAGCAGTGAACAGCGGCAGTCCTACTGCAACGGCTGAGATCCTTGAGTACAGCATCTGGGATCTGACCTGGCGCCCGACCTGCCCTGATCCTCGTGGCATGACATGCGTTGATGGAAGGTTCTGGTGTGATCTTTATTTCTGTGGATCCACCAGCTATGCGGGCTCTGACTTCACTGCAGTACCAAGCAGCAAAATCGGGCTGACGATTGCTGATAAGAATAATCCGCCACGGATTCCTGCGATTTATGGCGGCAATGGAACTACCACCTACAGCAATGTTGATAGCAAAGAGCCTGGCAGTTGGTATGACTTTGCTGAGGTTGCCAGCAGCTTCGGCAAGCGTCTGATCAGCTGGCTTGAGTTTCAACATGCAGCCTTTGGTGGCCCAGAGAATAACAGTCGTAACGGTGATCCTGGAACAGTGATCTGGGAGCGTGTGAGCTTGTGGGGGCTGGCACAGTCCACTGGCACGCTTTACTCATGGGGATCTGATGTTCGAGGTGATACCTATGGCCCCTGGCAAGGCGGTACAGGCAATCGTGGTGATGTCTATGGATCGAGTATCGCCGCCGTCACCCTGGGTGGCCGCTGGAATCTTGAATCTACTGGTGGTTCTCGTGCTGCGAACTGGAGCTTTGCTCCATCGGATGCGTACGAGTACATCTCGGCGCGTTTTGCGGCAGAGCACCTTGTAACTTGTTAAGCGGCGCGACAGCGCCGACGGCTGAAGCTAGCCATGGCGCATGATGACCATGAGGCCTGGCGGCGTTCGCAATTAGCATGGATGGGCCACATCCGTCACGGAGATGGCCAGAATGGACTCAAGAACCTAGGCCTTGCCGCATCATGCTGATCATCAACACCATCGACGACCTTGTGAATGCTCAGCCAAGCCCTGAGCGAACGGCCTTTCTCAATGGGCTGTTGAATGATTTTGTGACGTTTGATGACGCGGTTTATCCAAGCGACTATGACAGCAACCTCAAGCCTGGTGATGCTGACTATGTAGAGCCGGTGATCCGTAAGGAATGGAATGCTGGATCTGCTGCGGCATGGGGCTTTACCAGCCGTGAACAGATCGAGCAGGCCTTGAACTGATGGCCTTCACCGAGGATCTGGATCTATTCCTAAGCACCGCTGAGTTCGCTGTGCCGGTGGTTGCTGGTGCTGTATCGAGCACTGGCATCCTGGACATGCCAACGGAAACCGTGGCAGGTGGCATGGTGCTCAGCACGGATTACAGCCTGATCTGTAAGGCCAGCGAGTTCGGCGATCTGGAGTATGGCGCGGGCATCAACGTCGATGGCCGTGCCTACACCGTGAAGTCTGTGATGTTGATGGATGATGGCGCGTTCTGCGAGATCATGCTGCAACGCACGACGACACCAGAGCAGAGCACATCTGATCGCGCAGTGCTTGACGGTGATGGCGTCGACACCACCAGCACTGTGGTGATGGATGGTGGAGCACCTGGCACGACCTACATTGAAGGCAACGTCCTGGACGACGGAGCGCCGTGACCACTTTCACACGTTTCAAGCTGCGTAACGGTACGGCTGCTGAATGGACTGCGGCTAACCCGACGCTGCTGCAGGGCGAGATCGGGGTGGAGACGGACACGAGGAAGTACAAGATCGGGGATGGCAGCACCGCCTGGGCTGGCCTGAGTTACTACATCGACGGCGTTGCGATCCGCGGGCAGTGCTCGAAGATGACCGATGGCACGATCGACATCACGACGCAGGGCACCTACGTCACCACCGGCCTGACTGCCACGCTGGATAGCAGCACTGCCTATGGCATGGTGCTTGGCACTGATGACGCCTTCGGGCTGAAGAACGACAGCGGCGGCACCAAGCTATTCAGGATCTACGGCAGCATTGACGCTACAGACGGCAACAACAGCACACTGGGCGTGAAGCTGGCCAAGAATGGCGTGGCGATTGACAACAGCGAGTGCCGAGCATTCACCGGCAGCGGTGCTCAGGAGGCCAAGCTGGTGACCTCCTGGATGGTCGAGCTGGATGATGGCGACGAGGTGTCGCTGCTGATCGCCAACCACAGCAACACCACAGACATCACACTCAAGCGTGGCCGGGTGATCGCTGTTGAGGTTCGTGCCTGATGACGACCAAGCGAGAGCAGATCCTGAATCAGATCGCGACGACGCTGGCGCCTACAGCAGGCATCAATGGCCGGATCTATCGCTCACGTGTGTCGGCATTGGCCAGGGCTGAATCACCTGCGATGGTGGTTGAGCCTGTTCGTGATGACGTTGAGCAAAACACCAGCCTGCCGACGCTGGACTGGAGCCTGACGGTGCGTGTGGCCGTGATCGTGCGGTCATTGGTGCCTGACCAGGCGGCTGACGCGATTGTGGAGGATATGCACAGCAGGCTGATGACAGACCTGACGGCTGGTGGCTATGCGATCGACGTGCAGCCTGACACCGTGAATTTTGAGCTTGTCGAGGCTGATCAGCCTGCTGGCGTGATCAGCTGTAGCTACATCGTGCGGTATCGCACGGCAGTGGGTGATCTGACGACTAGCTGAGCGGGCTACGATGGGCCTACTGGCTATCTGGCGCTTTTTTCTGCCATGACTCTTCTCACACGCCGGCAGCTCATCCTGGCCAAGGAGGAGAGCGTCTATGGCACTGATCCAACGCCTGTTGTTGGCTCTGACGCGATCTTGGTGCGCAGTATCAATGCGACGCCTCTGGAATCAGACACGGTGAGCCGTGAGCTGATCCGCCCTTACCTCGGCCATAGCGAGCAACTGCTGAGTCAGACCAGGGTTGTGATCGAGTTTGAGGTGGAGCTGGCTGGCTCTGGCACTGAAGGCACAGCTCCTGCCTATGGCCCGTTGCTGAAGGCCTGTGGGCTGAGTGAGACGATTGTGGCGGCCACCAGCGTGACCTATGAGCCAGTCTCGACGAGCTTTGATTCGGTCACGATCTACTTCAACAACAGCGGCGTGCTGCACAAAGCGACGGGTTGCCGCGGCAGCTTCACGCTGAACGCGGAGGTAGGCGCCATCCCGACCATTGCGTTCACCTTCATCGGGATCTACGCAGCGCCAACGGATGTCTCGATCAGCGCTCCAACCTATGCCAATCAGGCTGATCCGCTGATCTTTAAGAACGGCAACACCAGCAGCTTCGAGATCTTCAGCTATGCAGGCTGTCTGCAGTCGCTGAGCTTTGATATGGCCAATGAGACGGTCTACCGCGAGCTGGTGGGCTGCGACAAGGAGGTGCTGATCGTCAACCGTGCGCCTGCTGGTGAGGCGGTGATCGAGGCCGTGCCTGTCGGTACTCATAACTTCTTCAACGATGCCACTGGCAGCAGTACCGGGAACCTGACGTTTGAGCACGGCACGACAGCTGGCAACATCGTGACCTTCACCGCTGATCAGATCGATCTCAGCAATCCGTCTTACAGCGATCAGGACGGCGTGCAGATGCTGACGCTGCCGTACATTGCCACCCCGACAAACTCTGGCAATGATGAGATGAGTCTGGTCTTTACCTGATACCTCGTGGCTTTTATTCTCAAGCAATCCAGCTCCTACAGCTGGCCGGTAACGATCAGGATGCCAGCTGATGGCGGCAAACGTGAGAAGCAGTCATTTGAGGCTGAGTTCAAGCGGTTGCCACAGTCACGCATTGCCGAGATCCAGGCCATGGCGCAGAAGCTCGTGAAGGCTGTAGAAGCAGGTGAGCAGCTTGAGGGCATCAGCGATGTCTCAGTGGCTGATGAAGTGCTTGTGGGTTGGTCCGGGATCCTTGATGAGGATGGCGAGGAAGTGCCTTACAGCGAGACGAACAAGGCCATTTTGCTTGAGGTGCCTCTGATGGCCGCCTCACTTGTCCAGGCCTATTTCGCATCGTTGACGGACGAGAAGAGAAAAAACTGATTGGCGCCGCTGAGCATTGGGCCGGCGGCGCAGTCATTGATAAGACGGCAGAGGATGCAGCGGTGATGGGCATCGAGCTGCCGGATGATCTGGTGCCTGATGGGCGTGATGACTATGAGGTAACGCCTGATGCTTGGCCTGCTGTGAGCATGTTCCTGAAGGTGCAGACGCAGTGGCGTGTGGGTATGGGCGCTGTGATCGGGTTGGATTATGGGGCTTTGCGGTGGTGCTTTGAGCTTGAGGAGGTTGACAATCCTAGGGAGCTACTGGAAGATCTACAGGTGATCGAGGGTAGAGTGGTGGAGATCCTGTCACAACGCGATGGCTGACACGAAAACCAGCGTTGCGATACAGGCGTCTGTTCAGGGTCTAGCGAGCATTCAAGGGCTGAACAAAGGCCTTGGTGGACTTGCCACGCAGGCAAATACCACCGGCGGTGCATTGGGCCGCCTCAGAGGCGCTGCAGGTGGTGCTGTCACTGCATTGCGTGGGATTCTTCCTGTGATTGGCGTTGCAGGCGTTGCAGCGTTTGCGAAGAGCAATCTTGACGCAGCTGATGCGATGTCGAAGTTATCGCTTCGGACTGGCATCGCAGCGCCTGAGCTAGATAAGTTCAGAAAGGTCGCAGAGCTAAGTGACACCAGTATCGAGAGTCTGAGCAGGGCATTTCCTGTTCTGTCCAAGAATGTCAAGGATGCAACTGAGAAGGGGACTGGCCCTGCTGCGAGAGCATTTGAGCAGCTTGGCATTCAGCTGGCCAATGCTGATGGCAGCTTGAGATCGACTGATGACATCATGTTGCAAGTCAGCGATGCCTTCGCTGGCATGGCTGATGGCACTGAGAAGGCTGCACTGGCATCTCAAATCTTTGGCGGGCGGCTTGGCTCTGAGCTGATTCCGCTGCTGAATAGCGGTGGCGATGCCGTGCGCAACATGAGCACATCGATGACGCAGGAGTTCGCTGATAGCGCTGCTGTGTTCAATGATCGCCTTGAGAACATGCAGGAAAAGCTGGGTGATCTTGGGGTGCGGATGACGATCGCATTACTGCCTGCCTTGGATGCGTTGGTCGCTGGCGTGGAATCTTTGATTCAGGGATTCAGTCAACTGCCTGGTCCATTGCAGACCATTATCGCTGGGTTGGCCGGCATTTCCGCAGTTGCTTTGGTGTTCTCGCCGATCATCAGCGCAGTCACGGCCCTGGGGCCATTGATTGGCAGCTTGATCGGTTTGCTCACAGGAGGCGGTGGTTTAGCTGCTGCCATCGCCGCTGTCTTCACTGGTCCGGTCGGATGGATTGCGCTGCTGGTGGCTGCTGGCGTTGCGATCTACACATTCCGCGATCAGATCGGGGCTGCACTCAAAGCCATCAGCGACTTCTTCGTGGATGCGTTCAAGTTCATCGGTGATCTGCTGAAACAAGCTGCACAGGCTTATCTGGATTTCTACGTCAAACCAATCCTCAGGTTTGCCAGGAGCGCATTTGACGGCATCGTGAACATCTTCGGGCATATCGGTGAAGCCGTGAAGGCGCCGTTCAATGCTGCCTCCAATGTCATTAAGTCAATCTTCCGCAATATCCTGACCTTCCTTGTCAATAGCCTCAACACCTGGATCGACCGCGTCAACTACGCCATCAGGCTGGCCAACCGCCTGCCGCTTGTGAACATCCCACAGGCTCCCAACGTCTCCGTGCCTGCTTTTGCCCAGGGCGGTGTCGTCGGTGGCCCGACCTTAGCGATGGTTGGAGAAGGCGGTGAACGTGAATACATCGTGCCTGAGAGCAAGATGGCCAGAGCTTCGGCTAATTACCTCGCAGGCATGAGGGGCCGCGCTGTGATCCCTGCCTTTGCTGAGGGTGGTGTGGTTGGCCCTGGTGGTGGTGGCGGTGCTGCGAACACCACAGTGCAGATCACCACCGGGCCTGTGCTGCAACAGGACGGCCAGCGTTATGTCACCGTGGGCGACCTGGAGCGTGCCCTGCAGGACTTCGGAAGCCAGATCTTCCGCAATAGCCGCACCTATGGCGGCAGGCGCTATCAGGGAGCCTTCTGATGAGTAACAGGGCTCAGGCGCAGTACCTGCGGATCTATGACTCAGGCAGCACCTACGTGCGCTGGCAGACCTACTACGTCAATCAGACTGTGACGCTGGACGCTGCGAGCTGGGATTACATGCCATTCAGTGCTAGCGGCATTGTCGAATCAGGCGCCAGTGGCGGCAAGTCTGTGAGCATCACGGTACCGGCCACCAACAGCGTTGTTGAGGCGTTTGAGGCGGCCCTGGCCAATGGGCGCTTGTGTGAGCTGAAGATCTATGAGTTCGACAGCAGGCTTGATAACACCGCACCGCAGTCAGGGCAGAACCTGATCGCGAGCTATGCCGCTGAGGTGATCGAGATTTCAGGTTCGTTCACCAGGCTCGATGTGCGGCTTGGTAGTAGCCTGTCACCAGTAGGTGCGCAGGTGCCACCTCGTAAGTTCACCAGTCTCCTGATCGGGTCACCGCTGCGGCTATGACGATCAGCATCTCCGATCCGCTCACGCTTTTCCCGTATCAGGCGGGTCTGACGGATCCGCCGTTGGTGGAGGCTGCAGCAAAGGCAGCCAATGACCTGGCGACGAATCAGAGGGCCTACAAGATCGGCGATCCAGTGCCGATCGTGTTCTGCCGTCGTGTCAATAGCAATGGCGGCGTGTTGGTGAGCCCTGGCGCTACGGAAGGTCGATGGGAAAACGACGGCACGACCAATGAGCTGACGGTCAGCTTGATGGTGGTGTTGAGCGAAGGTCAGCTAGCAACCATCCCGATCAAGGATTGCTTTGTCGGGCCATGCCGTCAGGGCACCTGGGCGCAAACCTATGACCGTCGTGCTGGCACCTGGACACCTGGCAATTATCTGACGACGGTTTCAGGGAAGCAGCCATGGACAGCGCCCTATTACTGCGGCACGTCAGGCAGCTACGACAACATGACGACGCTGAGCTGCGTCAACAGCTACATCGACGGCAGTCAGCGATCGAACCACCAGCTGCATGTCTTCGTGCGTTTCGGCATCGAGGTGACAAGGATCATTGATAGCACCATTGGGCCGAGCAGCAATGTGATCGATCTGGCGCTGTATCTGATGGACGCATCAGGGCGTGTGCCGAGCGGTTTGATCGATACACCGCAGATGCTGGCCGCGGCCAACTTCACTGACACTAATGGCCTGCTTTTCAATGGTGTGTATGAGGAGAGCACAAACCTTGATGATTGGCTTGAGGAGATCAGCAATGACTTTCTATTGCGGCTGACGAAGAAAAATGGCAAGTTCGGGTTTAGGCCGCGACTACCTGTGAACGTTGACCATACGATCAACACAGGCGTGATCGATTGGGAGTTCACCTTTACTGAGGATCACCTGCTGCCGGATGGCTTTGATATTCAATACGTGCCGCTGACCGATCGCCAGCCGGTTTGCTTGCAGATGATGTGGCGTCAGCAGCCGGAATCTGACATTGGCTTTCCGCGCACCACTGAGATCAGGTTTGACGGCGAAGCAACCGATGGCCCGTTTGAGCAATATGACCTGAGCGGCTTCTGCACAAGCGAGAACCATGCGGTGAAGGTTGGAGCGTATCGCCTGGCCAGACGCAAGCTGATCACACACACGCTCAGGCTTAAGGTGAGGCCTGCGAGCTACAACAGCAGCCTGGCCCTGGGCGACATCGTGCGCGTGAGGTTACGGCGTGAGACGGCTACGACAGCGCTCAATTATCACGATTACCTGTATGAGGTGGAGCGGATCGAGAAAACCGCCAGCGGTGCCTGTGTGTTTGACCTGACGCATTATCCGATTGATAGCCAAGGTCGCAGCTTGGTGGCGTTAGCTGTTGATGCTGCTGTGGGGCCCGGCGTGACGCTGGATCCTGGCCGCGATGATTACAGCTGCGATGACAACTCAGCGACGGATAACACCGGCCTGCCTGACACCGGCATTGATTATCCAGCATTCGCTGAGACGCCAACTTCAACCGATACCGATGTTGTCTTGTATCAGCCAGACACAGAGCTACCACCGATCGGCCCTGAGGTGACACCAGAACCTGGCAAGCCTATTGGTGATGCCGATAATCCTGTTGATCCGCTTGAGCAGACGCTAGATCAAGATGGCACGGGCATCCTATCGAGCGATGGAAATCTTGCCAATCCTGCTGTAGGCGACACTTTGGAAGTCACCGAGGCTGATCTTGGCTGTGATGGTCAGGTGTGCTGGAAGAAAGTCGACAAGACGACATTCGAGGAGTTTGATATTTCTTGTCAAGATCAGGCCATCTCTGGTGCCTACACCATGTCGATTACTACTGCAGAGATTGGTTACTACATCGTTGCAGTGGGTCGTTGCAAGGATCCTGGATCACCTGACGGATGGGGAGCGCCATGGACTCTTGGCCAAGTGCTGGTTCAACTGCCCTATTTCTGGGAAGTTGCATGGGCAACGCTTCTCTATGAAGAAATCGCATCAAGTGCTCCTAGCCAAGATTGCAGTGTTGATACGATTACATACAACACCACGCGCAGTTTCACTACAAATGGCGGTGCCACTGGCAGCGTTGATGCTGGCCTTTCTTGGCAAGTAACTAATACCTACAGCTGGAATGAACCAAGCTATCAATGTTCGTATCCTCCAGGCTCTGGCACATGGGAACGACTCAAACCAGTACGACCTGATGGGACAGTAGGTTCAACCAGTTCTTTTAGTGTAGGAACGCCAAGAGTAACCACATCAACTACAAGCGTCAGATTTGTTTGGTGGGAGACTGGAGTCGCAGTCGGATATGGCAATACATTGGCTGAAGCGCAATCAGACGCATACGCAAAGATTCCTTAAGCATGGCCACCTTCCCATCCCTGCAGCCCGCCTCTCGCATCTACACACCCGGCACGAATGCCAGCACGGAGTTCGCTGTGCTCGATGGCTATGAGGCCAGCGTCCGCCATAGCAATGCCTCTGTCGGTCATGTGCTGCGCATGACGTTCCGCAGGCTGACCTCAGCGGAGCGGTTCAGCCTTGTCAGTCACTATGCGCTGCATGGCATCTTCGAGCCATTTGATCTCGACAGCGCCACGTTGATCGCCACCAATCTGACCTTCCCATCGGATTACCTCTGGCGGTATCTGTCGCCGCCGCAGCTTGACCAGACCTGTGACGTGACCAATGCCACAGTGGAACTGCAGCTCCTGCCGCCATACCTGATATGAACGCTTTCCCTGAGGTTCTGCCTGACAACTTCGCCTATGACCTGGGCGGCCTCAACGTCTCGGCTGAGGAAACGCAGAACGGTGCGCCTGTGCTGTTCAGGCACAGCCTGCGGCAAAGCAACTACAAATTGACGCTGACTTACAACAACCTGATCGAGTCAGACGTCACGCTGATCCGTGATCACTACTTCCAGGCAGCTGGCAGCCATCGATCCTTCACTGTTCCATCAAGCCTCTGGAATGGCGCCGATGTGATCCCTGCCGATGGCTTGTATCGATATGGCGCGAAGCCTGAGGAGCAGCAGCGCGGGATTTACACAGACATGACGGTCGAGCTGGTGGCGCTGATCGGGAACTTCCTGCTGTATGACTTGATCGGTGAACCGGCCACTCTCGGCGCTGAGGAGTCATTCACGTCCTATGCCATGACTGGCACCGCTCCGTTCATCCTTGATGGCGATGACGCCGATCCGGCGGAGGATGCCACCCTTATCATCAAGGCTGGAGGCGCTGAGTCATGACTGCAACCACCATCCGCGTGCAGATGGCGCAGCGGTCTGATACCGCGGCCAACTGGACATCAGCCAACCCTGTGCTGCTGGCGGGTGAGCTGGGTCATGAGAGCGACACCGACAAGTTAAAGATCGGTGATGGATCGACCAACTGGACAGGATTGACCTATCTGCCGATTGATGGCACCTGGACTGGTGACACGATCGCCGTGGCTTATGGCGGCACTGGCCAGACCAGCTACACCAACGGCCAGCTGCTGATCGGTAACACGACCGGCAACACGCTGGCAAAGGGCACGCTTACAGCAGGCACCGGCATCGCGGTGACCAATGGCGCTGGTTCGATCACCTTGGCGATTGATTCAGACACAGCCATCGCTGATCTGACGAGCACAGCGACAAGCGGCACGCTGCCAACGGCTGATGGCTCTGTGACGATCGCAGACGCCACGACTCCAACGGTGGCGGAGCTGCTGGAGTATTGCGTGGAGCTTGAGGCAAAGCTGGAGGCCGTGCTGGCGGCGCTGCGGACCGTTGGCGTGATCGCCACCTAGGTACAGTGGTGGTGTAGCACGCCACGGCGGCCAGTGATCGAGATCTACGCAGCGATCCTCGGCGCGAGCATTGGCGTCGTGAGCATGGGCGCGGCAGGTTTCACGCGGCGCAATACAGAATCCCGTGAGGCCGTGATCCGTCTCACTGCAGCGGTGGAGTCAATCGCCGGAAAGCTCGAGGAGTTGCATCAGGACATGAAGGCCGATCGCAAGGAGATCTACACGCGGCTTAACGAGCATGGCAACAGGATCACATTGCTTGAGAGCAAGGATCGCTAGCCTCAAAGGGAGGATACTTTATGCCTACCATGCACCTCGAAGAGATCCTGGCCAGCCCGATCACTTGGATCATTGTGGCCGCTGCATCTGAGATCATCGCACTGTCGCCCCTGAAGGACAACAGCGTGATTCAGATCGTGTTTCATGCACTGCGCAGCCTGAAGCAAAAAAAGGACTGATCCCTGCTGATGGCAGGTGGTTGTGGCGTTTCAGCACACGCTCAGATTGGGCGGACGTGCAGCGCCTGATCGATCGCCGCAAGTTCGAGGCCACATTGAAGCCACGCCTTGATGCCGAGATTGAGGCCTGGCACAAAGCACAACCTGAAGCGATGCCGCCACCGCTGCGGCTTGATGACCTGCACCTCCGAGCGCCCTGGTATGAGCCCGACAAGCCCGATCCGACTGATTGACCTGTTTCGGCATTACAAGCGACTGGGGCATCAAGATGCCGCGATCGAGGAGCTTGAGCAGGCGATCAACAAAGCAGCGCCGGACCTGCTGAGCCGTGGCCAAGATTGGTACGGCACCTGGGCGTCGGCCGTGGAGGCACCTGCGCCTTATGCCAACGATTGGAATGGCATTCTGAGCGCGGCTAAAGCCGCTGAAGCCAAGTTCCCTGAAGTGGTCGCAGCGCAATGGGCACTTGAGTCTGGCTGGGGCAAGCACGTATCAGGCCAGAACAACTATTTCGGATTGAAGGGCTCCGGGACATCAACGATCACCCGTGAGTTCTTGGATGGTCAATGGGTCACGATCACAGACAGCTTCATTGACTTCCCATCACTTTCGGCCTGCGTCGAGTATCTCGTTTCGCGGTGGTATCAAAATTATCAGCAGCATAAAGGTGTGAACCGGGCTGATGATCGCAACGAATGCGCCCAACTGCTCGTGCGTGAAGGCTATGCAACCGACCCGAAGTATGCCGAAAAGCTCATCGCGATCATGGATTCGCAGCTTGGCAAGCCCGGCGAGCGCATCCTTGACGTGCCGTATGAGTATCAGCTGGACAACGTGAGTGGTACTGGCTATCGCGAGTGCTTCAGTAGTTCCTGCGCGATGATCGCCCGGTATTACGGCAAGGTGAGCACTGATGACGAATACAACAAGATCCGCGCCAGCTTTGGCGACACGACCGACGCGCAAGCCCAGGTGAAGGCACTGCGATCAATCGGCCTTGATGCCCGTTTTCGTTCTGACTGCTCGGTGAGCACCTTAGAAAGCGAGATCAATGCTGGGCGGCCTGTTGCCGTTGGCTGGTTGCATCAAGGGCCTGTCACCGCTCCACGCGGCGGTGGTCATTGGACTGTGGTGATCGGCTACTCCGACAGCACGATCGTTCACAACGACCCAAACGGCGAGGCCGACATGAAGAACGGCGGCTATGTCAGCAATCACGTCTCTCGTGGTGTTCACGTTCAATACAGCCGCAGGAATTGGGTGCGACGTTGGGAGGTGGATGGCCCTAGCACTGGATGGGCGATTCTCTGCAGAGCTATCTAGAGCTGCCTCTGAGCCCTCTTAGCGGCTAGCTGCAGCGCCTGCTGATAGAACACCCTGGCTTGCCATTCCTGACGGTGCTCCTTGACCATGCCGGCATAGGTGACGCGCCAGATCTTGCCGTTCTTGGTGTCGATTTGCTCGATGGTTGGCATGGTCATTATCGTTTAAGCAGCGGACAAGATCTGATGAGCTGGGCCGAGTGGATGGTTGTCAACCCAACCATGGAGCAGGAGCTGCAGATCGAGAAGAATGCCCGCATCCCCCTTCTGCATGATGACGCCGACCAGGTGCGGGAGCTGTGCTCGAAGCTGGTGAGGCAGTCTGCAATACAGGAGATCCTGCTGAAGCAAGCGCTCGGCAGGATCATGGAACTTGAGGCGATCGAAATGGCCAGCGATAGAAAGCGCCGGCCGTGGTGGCATCTGTGGTGATCAGCGCACGAGCGGTGCGATGTGCCTGGCCAGTTTGTTGGCGGCACGATCACGCCTCTGCCTGATGCGTTCACGGCTCACGCCTTTCTCCTTACCGATCACATGCAACGCCTGCTGCTGCGTGCCGTTAAGCCCGTAGTAGCGCTGCAGGATCTCGGCATCCTCAGGATCGATGTAGACCATCGCTTCATTGATGGCATCGGCTTTCTCGCGTTGCTCCATCAGCTCAACGTCAATCGGTTCAGACGCGATCATGTCGACCAAGGCTGACCCGTCTTTGTCATTGGTCAGGATCTTGTCGAGGCTGTCATGCCGTGCGGCGCGTTCGAGCACCATCGACAGCTCGCGTTCTTTGACGTTCAGGATCTCAGCGGCCTCGGCCAGCGTCGGTTCGCGGCCATGCGATAGCTGGAAGGTTTCGCGCAGCTTCATCAGCTTGTGGAGCTTTTCAAGCGAATGGATCGGCACGCGGATCATGCGATCTGATGTGTCGATCGCGCGGCAGATCGCTTGCCTGATCCACCAGTAGCTGTAGGTACTGAACTTGTAGCCACGGGAGGCGTCGAATAGCTCAACAGCGCGATGCAGGCCGATGGTGCCCTCGCTGATGAGGTCCATCATGTCGAGCGTCTGGCCAGCGCGACTGGCAAACCGCTTCGCGATGTTGACGACCAGCCGTAAGTTGCTGGTGATCATCTTGTCGAATGCACGCTTGCCGACACGCATGTCGCGCTTCTCTTGTGGCGTGCTGGGTTTGCCTTCAGTGTCGCGCAACTCGATGTAGCGCTGCGCCTGGCGGGACAGCTCGATCTCCTGCTGCGGTGTCAGCAGCGGATAACGGCCGATCAGTTTGAGGTAGTCACCGAAAGAATCGGGGAAAGCAGCTGGCATGGTTTGGGGTGGTGTGCCGGCAGCAAAGTACCACGATCCTCAGGATTTGGCTGTGTTTGTGTTTTGATGCAACCAGATCCAGATGGTGCCCTCTCGTTCGGGATCCCAGAAGGGTTGCGTGCGGAACCATGACATCCAGTCATAGGAGCCTTTGCGGCTGTTGCATGAAGCGCAGCAGCTAATCAGGTTCTGTCGTGTTGTCTCGCCACCCTTGGACCGTGGCCGCACATGATCGAGCGTTGTTGCGGGCCTGTCGCAATAAGCGCAGCGGTGTTCCCACGCTTCGAGGATCGACTGTCTGAACTCGCGCTTCGCGCGGCGACGTGGCACAAGGATCGAGCCATCGATGAAACAGTCCACCTATTCAGTAAGGATGGGCGCTGAGATCGTGAACCCTCGCTCTGAGTCGATGCAACGGAGCAACTGCTGCGGACGCTCTGGGGCGAAGCCGAGCTTCATGCCGTAGGGAGTGGCGCCGATCAGGGAGCCGTTGACTGACCAGTTCTGACCCATCGTCAGCTGATGGAAGTGCCCCATGAATGTGTGATCAGCCTTGATGCCCTGATCCTGCCTGTAGACCCATTTCTGCAGCGGGATCGTGATGCCGCCGACGCCACCGCCATATCTGATGGCATCGCCGTGATGAAACCGCAAACGATGACCTAGGACGTCGACGTAGAGGATGTTGCCTTCGCTGATGTCAAAGCTGATGCGTGGCTCCTGCCTGTAATGCCGCCTCAGGCTTTGATACATCAGCCACTCGTAGCTGGTGGCCGCGGCATTCCCGGCTCGCATCTTGTCGGTTGTGCGGCCATGGTTGCCGAAGCTGCAGGGCACGATGATCTGTTGGAAGTCGCCGTGCTCCAGGAGGTGATCGAGGCCAGCGACGATGGCACGTTCACATTCGATCAACTGCTGCGTCGGGCTGAGCACCTGCGTCTCTACCTGATCAGGGTGCAGCCAGTTGTCTATGAGGTCACCTCCAAGCCAGATCACGCATTTGCTCACTTCAGCAGTCGAGCGCAGCATCCGCACGACCCGCAGCGTGTTGCGGAACAGAGCACCGGCACGTTCGTGGAAGATGTCGACGTCGTAGCGATTCAGGCCGCAGACCGTCGCGGGATCGACCACAGCACCGCAATGCCAATCTGAGCAAAGCAGCAGCGGCACGGTTTCGCTGCGCTTGCCTGTGGTGTCTGCGGCCAGCGGTGCGGGTTGCTCGATGTCACGGATCTCCAGGGCCGTAGCCAGCTGCTCCTGCAGGCTCTCGACTTTGCTCAGCAGCCTTTCCTGATCGTTTGACTGACTGCGCACCTGATCACGCAGGCGGCGATTCTCGATCTGCAGCTGCGTCAGTGCTTCTTTCTGATCGCCCTCTCCCTTCGGGCAGTGTCCAAGTTTGCAGTACAACTCACCGCTGTTCTCGTCGCGGTAAAGGAGATCAGCAGAAAGCTTCTCACGGCAGCGACGCAGGCGGCGGCAGGTGAATCTCAGCTGCTCGTCTGCCGCCATGTAGCGCAGTCACGTGCCCTTATGGTAACGACCGCTGCACAGGCTGTTTCAGGCGGCTCTCAACGGCCTGCAGGATGTCCTCAGGGACACGGCTACGACGTGGGTGCCATCGCGGTGAACCTACCCAGTCGTCACCGATCCAGACGGCAACCTCATCGAGCAGCGTGCGCATCTTGGTTCGGACAATGAACCGCACGTAGTAGTCATCAGGCCAGCCTGGCCAGACCGTGATGATCCAGTCGCTTTTGCCGCGATTGACGTAGTAGAGCAGGGTTTCATCAGTCATCCCTGCCCTCCTGCGCCAGTTGCTTCAGTTCCTGCAGCTCACGCCAGATGTAGCGGTCCTCAGGGTCCTCGTATTCGTAATCAAGAGCCTCGTTGACTGCTTGCTCAGCCAGCAACAGCAAACGCTGAATCAGATCCTCATCTGTCGGCCCCTCCGGCTCAAGGCGGCCCCAGCGGACAAGGGCGCGGCGAACGAGATCAACTTGTCCTAGCTTTTCCGCTTCGATTTCATCAGCCAGCGCGATGATTTCCATGACCGTTGGCCCTTCCAGCTTGGGCTGGGGTTCGCGTGTGGTGTCAGTCATCAGAACGGCATCTCGTCATTGCTGGCTACTGGCGCCTGCTGTTGCTGCTGCATTGGCACGCTGATCTTGCCGTTGAGATAATTCTTCCCGCCCTGGCTTTGTGCTTTCCATCCAGCGATCCGCAGCTTAACGACAGGCTCGTCTTTCCAGTTGTTCTCAGGCTGTGTGCCGAGGTGGGCCACTAAGGCATCGATTTGATCGGCAGGGATCTCGATCACTCCGCCGTAATCAGGGCTGCGCTCGGACTTTTTCTCCTGAGCAGGGAACAGGCTGAAGGATGCGTTGAGTTCGGTCACGGTTATTTCTGGGTGGTGAGTTGGGTTTCGCGGTCGAGCAGCAGCTGCAGGAGGCCCTGGTGTTCTTCATCAGTCAGATCGCCTGCCTCGTGGCGTGCTGTAAGCCGCTTGGTCACGGCTTCGAGCTGTTCAAGCGAGGTGGCCCCGGCAATGGCCTTACGACCGGCCTGGACGACCTGAGAGGCTGGCTTGTCGTCATCCTCCGCGGGTTGAGGCGTGATCGGCTTCTTGCGCTTGGTAGGGGCCGCAGGAGCAGGCTCAGCGCCGGCATCCTCTAGCTCCTGCTTTGCCCATAGCTCCGACCCGAGACTGAAGTGAAACGCAGCAGCAGCACAAAGCGCACGACGGTGCGTATCGGTCAGCGTCCTAGCGCTCACCTTGTCAAATGGGATCGGGTTGTTCCTGTGATCCATGCACGGGAACGGAAAGTCGCTTGTGGCATAGGCATCAGGGCCGGCGAAGTAGCCGAGCACGTAACCCGTGCCGTCCGGTGCCTGATGGATCAGGCCACCACCAGCCATGGGCTTCAGGTGAAAGTCCCAGCCTGGTGCGTGCTCGTGGAGCAGCTGTGCGATTCTGGCCCAGGGCACGTAGCTTGCGCTGAAGTTGCCTGTGCCTTTCTTGTAGACATCTTCCTTGCGGATGATGCCTGCGAGGTTGGGTGTCGTCATAGATCCATTGGGGTGATGTCGTCGTTGCCGTAGAACGCCCAGGTGGGCAGCGACAGCATGGTCAGGCCGTCGCCGTAGCCTGGCCAGCTTTCCTGCTGCCGGCAGTTGGCAATGCGCCTGAGGTCACGTGCTGCGAGGCGTTGGCCTTCAACCATTGCATTCTCGTCGAGTTCGTAGACCGCGACGGCATAGGGCGCTTCCTTCTCGACAGCGATGAAGACAAAGCGATGGGCCTTGATGCCGTTGAGGTAATGCGCTGCGCCCACGTGGTAGCGGAAGGTCGCGACTGACTTAGCAAAGCCTTGCGGGCTTGCGTCGTTCGTTGTCTTTAGGTCAACGATCACGCCGTCATCCTTCAGCCAATCCGGCCGGCATTTGCATCGCAGGCCCGTGTCGAGATCATCCCACCAGAACGACTGCTCAGCTTTGCCCTCCTGCAGCAGTTCACCAGCGAGAGGGTGCCGCTTGACAGCGCGAGCCATAGCGTGCGCCATGCGCATGTCTGATGCCGTGACAGGTTCAATGCCCTGCTCTCGCATTTCTATGGCCCGCTCCTTGCCTGCTTTGGTGTTACGGGGTGGACAGACGTCATAGCGCTTGTCGAGTTCGTCAGGCTCAAGGACAGCGCAATGCACAAGCGACCCGAAGGTCATGGCAGCCGTTGGCGCAGGCGGGATGCGCTCAGGGTCGACATACCGCGCCCAGTAGTGCTGCGGTGATCGTGCGACAAGATGCAGATGACTGGCGCTGATGGCTGGATCTGCGTGGTAGGTGGCGTTGTCCATGCCTTACGGTTGAGTGTGGTCGGTTGCGTTTTCCGGGGTGGTGGCGCGGCCGGCCCTTCTCTTCTCCTTGGAATTGATCGGCTGGCTGGCCAGTTCCAGCTTTGAGATGACGGAGGTGACGCCATCGCGTTCGACGACGTAATGCGGGAACGGCGTGTCGGCTGCGTTGACACGTGAGACGACCGTCACCCAGCGCCGCGAATCGCCGCGCACGTAGACGATCTCGCCCGGTTTATAGTCTCGTGATGCTCTCATCCTTGATCTCCTCGATGTTGAGCCATTCGATCTGATCCCAATACGGGAGCCAGTCTTTTGCGGCGATCTGCTTTGCTTCGACGAACGAAGCGGCCTCGATGCACTCAAGAACATTCGCCGCGGCGATGGCAAAGTAAAATCTGCTGCGTTTCATAGCTTGAATCCGACGGATTTTGAATGCTTGGGTTGAGGTTTGGATTGCCGTGATCCGCGAGCACTAACGCAATGGTTGCCGTGGACAGCAGGAAGAGCAGGATGCGGGTCAGCATGAGCGGGAACGGTGAGGGTGAACAGAGGCAGCCGCGACAGGCTGGCGTTGAGCTGATGGACGGCAGTGCCGAGCGTGTAGCCGGCGACGTAGAACGCCACGGCCACTAGGGCAACGGCGGCGATGATGCGCTTGATCTGGAGGCCGAGGGCCTCGTCGGTAGGGATGGTGATAGTCATGAGGGTGGTGGGGAATCAGTTTTCGGCAGCAAAGCGCAGCAGATCGCAGAGCTTGTTGTTGATTTCATTCATCGTTCCGACGTGGCCCCAGTTGGCCTGTTCATCGACGCCATGTGTTGGCATGTTTTCGATGATCGATTCAAGCTCGCTCAGTGTGTGCAGGGCCGCGGCGCGTTGATAAATGAATGCAGGCTTCGCGCGATTGGTTGCCATGGTGCTGTCCGGGGTGGTGTGGTGCCGGGCCAACCGGCGGTGCGGGCTTAGTCAGGCCGTGTTGATCTCGTTGTTTCAGTTCGTCGTGTGATCTGTTCCGAACCTCATCTCGTGTCCTGAGCGGAGAATCCAGCGCCTGCCCGAGGGCGTATCTGGCTTGTGGCGTGACCCCATAGTAGGGCCAGGGTGGGACCTGCCTAGGTCAGTCGTGACATTTCGTAACCTGGCCTAGTCGATGCGCTGCACACGCGCCAGAACGCCTGGCTCCTCATCCCGCAGGCAGTAGCGCTTCGTTGCTCGTAGGTCCGTCACCAGCGAGTCATCCAGCAGCAGGCCGCCATCCACCAGGCCATCGAGCGTGCTGCGGCAGCACTTGTCGATGTCGTTGCGCTTGACAATGCAGTGCCTCGGCGCCGTGTCTCGCAGCTCGCCATTGACCTTCCAGTGACCTTGCGGCCGCTTGAACCTGAACTCAAGCTCAACGCTGCAGGCCGTCGTGATCTGATGCCCTGCGTTAGCCGCCTCATCCGCGACAGCAGCACGCCATGGCTTCACGCGCTTGCTGCTCTCGATCATGCGGCCACCACCGACATGCCGCTTACTGCCTTGCGGCGCCGGTTCCAGCCCGATCACCGAGACGTAGATCACCATCGTCCATCAGGGCAGCTCGCCAGCTTCACTCGTGCCTTTGCTGGCATGAAGCAACCGCAGAGGGCGCAGCGCTCACTCTTTAGGAAGTGCTCGCAGCTGCGGCAGGTTTCAAGCCGTTCAGCAGGATCGACGAAACCGCCCTCAATGGCCTGAGCTGCTGCCTGGACCACACCCTTAGCCATCTGCTGTGGTGTGGCCTTGATGCGACGACGCACCGCGTCTGCGGCGATTCCCATGCCCTAGCGCTCGGGCTTCAATCGTATCGATCCGCCACGACCGCTGTCCAAATGCCCGGCCTGGGCCTAGGGTGGCGTCGCCCCGCATCACAGGCAATGCCCAGGAAGGACGAAGCAACAGGCATCAAGGTCTTTATCGACCCTGCTGTGCTTGAGCGTATTGACCAGACGAACCCAGCAGGCATGAGCCGCACTGCCTGGGTCAATTACCTCATCCAAGTTGGCATCGCCCAGGTGCCAGCGAACCAAAGCCCTTACGAGCACATCCATGACTGACGACCGCGAGCGCCGCGCTTACGAGATGCTCCGCTGGGTGCCCTACAGCCTGCCGACAGACTTTGACCCGGCCCTAGCGATGGCTGGCTACTACACGCAGCTGCAGGATCACCGCAGCAACAAAGCACTTGACGAGTTCGAGCGCAATCTGCCTGACGACACCAGCCCCGAACTGCACGCCTACCAAATACTCCAAGCTATCGGACACTTGAACGAACATGACTACTACAGCCCAACAAGGGCCAAACGAGGCGACTACACCGCCGCACTTAAGCGAATCACCACCCGAACCGATCCCGCCGTTTCAGGCAGCACTGAACGAACTCAAGGAGAAGTCGCATCGGATCGTCGCAGAAGAAGCCAGCAGCGACTGGCTTCCGGCTATGCGAAACCTCGCAGGGCATCTCGGGATACATGAAGACGTCAAAGACAGCGATCTGCGGGCTTATCTAGCCGAAGCAGTGGCCGCGGCCGCACCTAAAGGTGTCGGTATCACAAAAGGCGAGATCATTGACCTAACGCCAATTCCATGGGCATGGAATGGTCTGCTGATGGCGCAGCGGTTGAACATGCTGATCGCGCAGCCGAAGGTCGGGAAAACGTCACTCCTGCTTTCGATGATCGCCCATTGGTATAGAGGTCAACCCTTTTTAGGTCGTGACTTTATCGGGCCATGCCCTCCCGTTGTCATCGTCGGAACTGACCAGTCAAAAGCGGACTGGGGGCAAATGCTAAAGGCCGAAGGTTTAATCACCGAGGACAACGCACTTAACGATCCAATCGAGGTGCTTTGGACTGCTGCCGATCCTTTGTTTCTCAACGATCAAGGCCTCGAATCTTTAGCCGAAACGCTCAGCAAATACGAAAGCCCCTTGGTCATTGTTGACAGCTATCACGCCTGTGTCTCGCCCCTAGGCATGGAGGACAGCGGCAGCGCCTATGCCAATCCGCTGAATGCCTTGCTCGTGGTCTGTGCTCAGCACAACGCCACCGCCTGCGTCGTCCATCACGCGAATAAGGGCACCGGCAGCAACCTGATCAACAGCAGTAGAGGCACCACCGCATTAACAGCCGTGCCCTCGCAGCTGCTGCACCTGGCGTTCCTGAAGACCGATGACGAACGCGATCGCCGCATCTCCCTAAAGACCCAGGGCCGCTCTGGTAACCCTGCGAGCCTGCTGATCGAGCGCACAGACGACGGATGGGTCACACACGGCGATGGAGGCGCCGTACAGGCCGCTGAGCGCCTGCAGGAGGCCATCGATGCCCTAGAGGGCCGTCAGGCCGATCTCTATGACCACATCGTCAGCAGGTGGGAGCTGATCAATCAACCCGTCTCGGCCATCGAGGTGGCTAAGGCGATGGACCTGGCCAGCAATAAGACCACCCGCTACCTCAAGCGGCTCGAAAAGCAGGGGCTGATCGAGGCCTGCGGGAAGACCGAAACGACGGCGAGCGGAGGCCGCCCATCGACCCTCTACAGACCTTTCTCACCTGGTTCTTCACCCTCTCTAGAAACCGCGTGCGAAACGTGCGAAACGTGCGAAACCCTACCCCTTACGCACGAAAAAATAAGTTTCTCACCTTTATCACCTTCTAAACCTTTTTCCATACGTGGGGAGGTTTCTCACCCTGGGTGCGAAACCCCAACACCCGGTCAGCCGTGCCTCCGTGTCCTGCCCTCTGGCGAGCACCAATCCGGCTGGCTTGTCTCCGAAGCCGACAACCCGCACGCCATCACCGTCGAGAAGCTCGGTCAATCGACCTACCGCGTGCGCAACCTGAGGTGGGGTGTGGATGCCCTTCCTGCTGATTCGCCCGTCCCTGCCCCTAGAACAGCCGAAAACCCTTTGGCGGTGTCTCCGCCCTCGGGGGCTGCGACACACGCCTCACAGCCCCGTACAGAGCCCTCTGACGAGCCTTCCGCTCCTGACCACTTCCCCTACGGTTTTTGAAGACCCCTCACCGTCATGCCTGATCTCAACACCAACTACGACGTCAGCCGTCGCAACCTTCCCGTTCTCCTCAACCTCGTCAACTCCCTCGACACCGCGCAGGCTCAGGCCCGTGCCGTCTACGACAACGCCTTAGAGGAAGGCTTCCCAATCCCTCCCGATGTCCATGCAACCCTCATCCAATCCCTCTGCCGCATCCAGGCCGCGCTCGATCAATCACTCACTATCTGATCTCATCGCAACCTTCGATGATTATCTCCTCGCTCTTTACCATGAACGCAACAACCCTGACGCACCATCTCAAGCTGATCTGATAGGACATCGCCATGCTGGCCATCAAGCTGATTGACAACATCGAGAAGACGGCGATCAAGCGCGTCACCAACATGCAGAAGCAGATGGCCTTCGCTTCGTCTGTCGCATTAAATGAAACAGCATTTCAGGCCAGGCAATCTCTCAACAAGTCAACCGTTCAGTTCTTCAACGCTCCTGTCAAGTTCACGCAATCAGCCTTTCTTGTCGAGAAGTCAAAGAAAACCAACCTGATCGCTACTGTTTACGCACAAGACGCAGCAGGGAAAGATCGCGCTCGTTACCTACGGTTCGGCACAGCCGGCGGCACTCGACCACAAAAAGGCTTCGAGCGGTTCTTCTCCGGCGCTATCCCCTCCGATGGCACCATCCCCCCCGGCTCCTATTTCATGCCAACCTCTACCGTGAAGACCAATCGACACGGCAACGTCTCACAGGCCACCCTCAGGCGCATCACCAAAGGCATCAACGGTGATCCCCGTGGTGGCTTCTTCATGGGTACCCCCCGTGGTGGCAACCGCCCCCCTGGTATCTATCGCCGTTCACGTTTACGCCTCACGCCATACTTCATCGCCACACAGGACAAGCCGGACTACACCGCACGCTTTCCCATCAGCACCATCACGCAGAAGGTCGTGCAGCGCTCCTACAGCGGCAACTTCCAGACAGCCTTAGCCAAGGCCCTCGCCACTGCACGCTGACGCCTTACAGCCGATCACAGGCCACACACACGGCCATCACGTCTCGCACTCGATCACTCGCGCGTCATCGCCTCGATCATCGCCTCAACTCGCCTGACCCCCCCGGTCGTCGGGTCCTTCCTGTCGCTCTCAA